TCCTTAGCAGCCTTAGCAGCAGCTTTAAGCTGACCTAGGCTAACTGTAGGGGTAGCAGCAGTTTCCTCATCTCCAGATACCGTAGTAATTCCTGAATCGGTTGATGAAGCTGTAGATTGTTGCGTGTAAACTTCACCCAATAGGATCCGGTTTACTGCATCAATCTTCTCAGCGTTTTCTGGTACTAGTTCAAGTTCCCAAGTTGTTTTCATATATGTATATGTTTATCAGTTATTGTTGAATTTTGTTAGTCTTTTCGACTTAAGAGGATTGCACTCTACCTATCCCCTATACCTTGGCAAGTAAAAAAGTTAACAAAAACAAAAACAATTAACTTGCCACAATACTTAACAAAAAACATAACAAACTTCCTATGGACAATGAAGATAAGAACTTACAGGTCCCTAAGAAAACTCAACGTAAAATTGAGTTAGAGGCTTGTAACTATGTAATTAACTTAGCAGGTGATTCAGCTCACTTAGCTAAAATGATCGGTGTTGCTGTGAGCGTTACAAGTGCTTGGAAACGACGTGGCAGAATCAGTAAGAAAGGGGTGGAAAAAATATGTCAACACCCTTTCTTTAAGAAAGAGGGGGTGGAACCTATACATATACGATTGGACTATAATGTAGAAGGGGGTGATGAATGATTAAGTTCAAACGTGCTTATGATTGTATTAGTTGTATCGTTGTTTTTATAGACGAAACTAAAATCGGTATAATTATAACGGAAAAAGAGTGGAGGGGTTATACAACATCTCTTTGAACCCTTCAGTCATATTAGATGCTTTAGTGCTAACACTATGAAAACAATAGGTGAAAAGCTGGAGGAGTTAAACAATGAATGAGGAAACTAGAGTTGTAGAAAGCGACATAGTTAAAGGGGAATATTTGTTAGAACGATTAGGCTTTTACAATGAATATATAATGCTCGGTACATTCAGTATCTATAATAACACTAAGGGTTTTAGACTTTTACTTCTTCAGACCTGTAGATGGTCAAATCCTAATTAGCTATATGGAGGCTAGGTTGATTAACGATACATTACACCAACTTAACAAAGATCGTAAGGGGTATAACTAATACACGTGTCATACGACGTACAACAGCTAAAACCTTATCAACTGTTTCCAACAGATTTCATACCTGTATATCCTTGGAACAAGTTGCTTAAAGGTAAACCAATGGGGAAGAACCCCCTTCATGACAACTGGCCCACTCGCCTATATAAAAGTAATACACATAAAGAATGGATTGAAAAAGGCTACAACCTAGGATATCGCATTAGTGATAAACAATTAGTAATAGATATTGACCCACGTAACTATGATGAATTTGATGATGAGAACTCGGGCGAACGATTGGCTCGTGTGCTCGGTGCTATGGGTCTTGACGACCTGCTGTTTGAAACACCTTGCGTTCGAACTCCTGGAGGAGGTTACCACATTTATTATAATCTACCTGACGGCACAAAATATACTAATCTACGAGAGACACTTGAGGCGTTTCCGGGTATAGAGTTCAAGCGTAAGGGAAGACAAGTTGTAGCTGCTGGTAGCAAGCACCCAAATGGAGGCGTGTACGCTTGGGAGACGTATCCTGAGGGCAATGGGTTACCAACATTACCCGCTAATATTGTAGAGCTTATTAAGAGGGACAAGCCAAAGCATAAAGGAGAATACAGCAGTGGTAAAGGTGCCTTAAACGGTATGCAGCTAAAACTAATGGTGTTGGACAAGCTGGAAGTAGGTGATTATAATAGCTACGATAGCTGGTTCCCGATAATGGCTGCATGTCATCACGCTACGGACGGAGAAGGTATTGATCAATTCGTTAACTGGTCCCTAGGTGACGAAACCTACAAAGGTGAAGAACATGTTATCCGCAACCAATGGGAAAAACTATGGGAAAAAGAAAACGTTATAACTATCGGAACGCTTATACAAAAGCTAGATCAACAGGGTGACGATAGCACACAGGTTAAAGCAGCCCTTGATTTCAAGAATAATGTTGATAGCGGTGAATTCGCTGACGATGAAGAAACCGAAGAGGCAAAGGTGCTGCTGGATGCTGAAATGGTCGCCAGCCAAATTGACTTAGGTGATTTCGTTAAAGACCCCGAGCTTAGTGGTAAGGCCGAAGGCAAGGCTTTACGCTTTGCACGTGCTTTAAAGATTACAGCTAGCGAAGATGATATAATGAAGGTGATGCGATTAATCAAGATCGCTGGTCCTATTGAAGCCGAGCAANCTACTAAGGCTGTAGTGGATGCACGTGTGTTAAATCGTACAAGCATAGGCAAAATACTAAAGCAGTTAGACAACCAGATGAGTGAAGATTTAGCTGCAATGCTTAACAAGAAAACTCTTGATATAGTGTTCAACGCTGGCAAGCATCTACTCTGTCGTCCTAATGGTAGCTTGTATATGTATAACAAAACTCATTGGAAACCAATCAGCAACGAATTCCTAATGAAGATTACACGTAAGACACTAACTATATTACGTGAAAAGCTGGACATCGTCGCCCCTGAGTTAAGCCTTATCGAGCAAGCTGCTAAATTAAGTAAGATTGATAGTAGTACTATCACCGATCGCATATACGATGTAACCCGTCCACTACTTAGCGTTATAAATTGCAAGAACGGTGAGTTATGGATGGAAGGGGACGGGAGCCACAAGCTTAAGCCCCATACATATAAAAGCTATCAAACAACGTGCTTGAATGTTGAATACGATCCTAGTGCCGAGTGTCCACTGTTTATGGACACTCTGCGTGGAATATTTAAACTGTATCCTGACGGTGAGGATATCATAAGGCATATGGGGGAAATAATGGGCTACAGTATGCAGCCTCTTAAAAATATAGCTAGCTGGTGGCTGTTTAGAGGACCGGGAGGGGACGGTAAGTCGACCATATTAAAGGTTATTAACGGTATACTAGGGGAAAGCATGTATATGAGCAACGTAAGACTCCTAAGCAGTCTTACAAGTACAGGCAACAATCATGCCTTTAACAGCTTGGTAAATAGGCTGCTGGTGGTGATAGAGGAAATCCCTATGCGGTTCATGATAAAAGATGAGATGGTTAAGCTGCTTAGTGAAAATACTAAGATGGAAGCTAACCCTAAAATTAAAGATCCGTTTGACTTTATCTATTGTGGGTCGCTGATTATGTGTTCTAATGGTTACCCTCGTACTAATGACTTGAGCCAAGGTATGTTTAGGCGTGCAAACGTTATACCCTTTAACCGACAGTTTGATAAAAATAATATAGCTGACCGTAATAGAGCTGAAAACATATTGAATAACAAAGTAGAAATGAGTGGAGTGCTCAACTTTATGTTAGAAGGTTTACAAAGGCTACGGGATAGAGGTGAATGGTTGGTTCCTCCAAGCTGTGATGATGCAAAACGTGTATGGTTAGGTGAGGCCAACACCGTATACAAATTTGTAGATGAGAAGATTGAACGTACAAACGGTAGTGACTGTGTTGGCACTTACGGTGAACTCTACGATATTGTTTATCAGCTTTGGTGTCAAGAAAATGGCATTGAAGAAAGTTTACGGAAAAGAAAATAAACTTTAGAAAAGAACTTGAAAATCTTGGTTTTATTATAAAAGTTGGTGGACAAAACGTTTTGAAAGTTTATGGTGGAAAACTAATAGAAGAAAGTTTAGATGAATATTTTGATGATTTGTAGGCTTAGGTTAGTTGGGTTATTAATATTTTATTAGTTATTATATGGAAAAAATTGAGTTATTACTGTATATAATTAGGTATATGCTGTATGGTACTAGGTAGTGATACATATATTTCGAATTTATGTAATATAAAGTAGTAAAAATAAACTAACCCCTGTAACTCTTGTAAGAATTTAGTAATAGAGAAATAAAAATATAACCATTGTAACCATATGAAACCAATACCGATTGAAATAGCTGACTCTGCTATAGATAAGATAAAGCATTTAGATAGAACTCGTAATCTACCAGATACCGTTAGATTCTATGTTAACGGTAAGGTTTTTAATAGACCTTGTGTATATGAATGGTCTGCTGAAGTAGTGTTAAGCAGACAAGGTATGAGCTGGGAAATTATAGATTGGCACGAAATACAGATAACCACAAAATCATGAAAATATATGTACCTAATATCAACCTAGTTACTATTACTGAAAAGGAGTGTAAGATAATACGTGGTAAGGTTTATCTGAAAAATAGACCTCAATATTATTATACTGGTAGATGGTTCAAAACTTACGAGGAAGCTTATAAACTAATCAAAGATCATATGGATAACGAAATCAACTTATCTGAAACACGATTAGCTAATGCTCTTCACAATAAATCATTGTTTTTAGAATTACCTAAGAAATGAACTATAAAGAACAAATAGGGGATCCTAACTTTAGTAAGCCTTTTTGGATTATACCGTTAATCCAGATGAACCGCTTTAGGATTAAACGTGGTAAGCTACACTACATATCTGGTGAAGCTGTTGAAAACCCTTATATGGATGAAATAACAGAGGGATTAGATGGATTCGACTGCTTTGTTACGTGTAACCCTTGGTTCGGTCAAAATCATGAACCTGATTTTGATCTTGATGATAAGTTTAAGCTTCTTGTTTATGATACTTCTTTAGATTGTAATGAAACTTATGATAATCGTTATTGGTTTCATATACAACTGAAAGACGATATACTCTACAATAGTAATCCCAAGCTAAGGAAAAAGTCTATCCAGATCATATACAAATACTTTGTCCATAATGAGCAGGTATATCGCAGTTGTATAAAGCACTTCAAAAGTTTAGCATGGAAAGGGGCTGTAATTATTAAGCCTGAAGCTAAGTATGGTGACGAGTCCTACAGATACTTGAAATTTTTAGGCTTTACACTGTGTATAGGGTNGCGTTAATTCTAGGCTTAATCTGGAACTGACGGACTATTATGTCATGTAAATTAGAAACGATAGAAGATCCGAATTCTGTATATGGTGAAGTTGATATAATCAGATCACCTAATGGAGCTGAAATCCCATTAGCATTCAGTAACATACGATATGCTGACGAAGCTCCTATTGATGCTACAGATAAGACATTTATACTTTTAATCAAAGAAGATCCAACTGTCAATGATATTGATGGTTTAGTCTATGTAAACAGTAACAATGATTTCGTTATAAGCGAAGATCCATTGATTGTTAAATATGGGGTTGACACTTCTGATCCGAAGTTTAATCCCGATAGTATTTTATATGGTGAATTCTGGGTGGATGATATTATATTCGGTAAGTATCTGCTAAAAGAGTTTAGAGTATACATGGGTAACGCTATACGGAATCAGTTCTAATGGGCCAACCTAGTTCCAGTCTAACATCACCAAAACCACCTAGTTCCAGTTTAACATTACCAAAAGCGTTTTGCATACTTTCTTTAGAAGGTATCCCCACAATAATCTATATTGAAATTGTTGATCCTGATGGTATAATTATTGTTGATCCTGATGGTATAAGACTCGTATCATAAAATCATGGCTAATTTAGATCAAGATAAATTCATCGAACCCAATGGTCCACCAACAGGTTCTTCACCTAATCAGCAGCAACCTATGAAGTCTTCATTAGTAGGACCTGCTGATGTAGAAGCTAATAATTTAAAACGAACATACCCATTAGCTGATGAAACTAAATTAGCAACTATTGAAACAGGTGCTGAGGTAAATACAGTTAATAGCGTTTTTGGTCGAATTGGTGTGGTAATTGCCGCATTAGGTGATTATACAGATGTACTTTAATCACTAATACATCAACTGTAACAGGTGCTACAGTTCAAGCAGNNTTAAGCCAATTAAAGAGTGATATTGATTTACTACCATCTATTCCAGTCGATAGCGTTTTCGGTCGTATTGGTGCAGTGGTTGCTACACTTAACGATTATACATCTAATCTACTTGGAAACGATTCAACTGTTGTTGGTGCTACAATTACAGCAGCACTTGAAACGTTGAATACCCAATTAGATGGCATTACATTAGATTCAAATGGTCCAGGAACTAATTTTCTAAGTGATGATGGAACTTATAAAGCTATTGGAGCTGGTGGTGCTCCAGTCGATAGCGTTTTCGGTCGTATTGGTGCTGTAGTTGCTACTCTTGGGGATTACACTACAAGTTTAATTACTAACGATTCTACTGTTGCTGGTGTTACTTTAAGTGATGCACTCGATAATCTTAATAGGTGGTAAGCTTGATGTTAACTAGTTTAAGCGATGCTAATTTTCAGTTATATAATNAAGCTGATCCAAACAAAAACAGTTGATGTTGATTTAAGTGCTAAAACAACGGCTACCCCTAGCACACTCAATTTAGATGATACTGGTGTATTAGACGATTCCGTTAGTGTGACCAACGGAATGGACGTTCTGAATCCCGGAACCCTTCAGGCGGTTATACACGAGATTGACAATGCCTTACTTAACGCCAGATCATCGAGGGTGGCGTTATGGTGGCGTAATAACGGTAAATGCTGGAGACTCTACTCAGGTTGACGTAACACCAGCTAAGGGTGAAGTTTTAGATAATAGCGACCCTCAAAATCCAGTTTATATGCCTATTGATTTTGCAGGTGTTACAGGTTATCAAATTACGGATTTAGTTTCTACTGCAACTTTCCTTTACATAGACTCTAATAGCCAATTACAGCAAACTACAATTGAGCCAACCAGAAGTCAAGGTAGGTTGAGGATGAACCTTGGTGCTGTTGGGGTTCTAGGTGGTGTTATAACTAATATAGCGTCAGGCGTAACACCAATCCAGCAGGTAAGTGATCAAGTCGCTGATGTTCTGGATTTTTTAGGTATTCTTAAAAAAGGTTTAGTCATTAGTCCTAATGGTGCTAATCTAAGTTTCGACGTTTCAGCAGGTGGAATATTACTGGAAGGAATTAACGCTTGGAACGACTCAACTGATCCTCACGTAGCTCCATTTTCACAAGAACTATTAGTTAATCACCTAAGGGTTAAATCTGATGGTTTTATTTCATCAGGAAATACTACTATTGACGTTGCTAACTATGATAATGGAGGAACGATTACTCCAATAGGAGGAGGGTCTTCTACAAGTTCAATTTTTGTTGTATATCAATTTGGTGATGGAACTAAAGCAGTACAATATGGGGAAGCAATATACCTCAATTTAACAAATGCACAAGAAGCTTTATCCAATGGTACAAATACGGTAACAACTCCTCCAGGATTTGAGAACGCAATCATAATCGGGTATATAATTGTAGAAAAATCAGCAATAAGTTTATTAGATCCTTCAGAAGCTATTCTTGTAGGGACAAACTTTTTCGGTGGTTTAGGTGGTGCTCCTAGTGGGTTAAGTGGGGTCTATCTCACTGCTGCAAACAATCTTAGCGACCTTGATAACACTGCAACTGCTATAACGAACTTAGCCCTAACCATTGGGACGAATACTCAAGCTTGGTCGGCTAACCTTGATGCTTTAGCAGGGTTAGCGAGTGCAGCCGATACTCTACCTTATTTTACAGCGAGTGAGGTAGCAGCTCTTACAAGCCTATCAGCTTTTGCGAGAACCCTTTTAGATGATGCTGATGCTAATGCAATGCAACAAACTCTAGGTGTAGAGGTAGGGGTAGACGTACAAGCGTTCAATACCTACCAAAACCAACGAGTTATTAATTTTGAAATTGGAGATGGTTCAACACTATTAACCTTAGGAACTAAAGATAGTGTAGCTATCGCTACTTTCAACGGAACTTTAACAGGTTGGTACGTATCAGGTGACCAAGTAGAAAGCGGTTCGATCGAGTATGGAATTACTAAAAACGGAGTTGATATAATTAACGCCGGAACTCCGCCAGAAATAATATCAAACACTGATGCTAACGGTTCAAATTTAACCAGCTGGAACACATCTTTTGTTATTGGGGATAAGTTTAAAATATCTGTCGCTAGCGTAGCGACATTCACTAAAAACCGTTTACAGCTAACAGCTAATTTAGCTTAAAAATTATGAGTAAAACACTAGAAGAACTACCGGAAGAATCACAGAAGGCTTTTGTCTCAGCTCCTCAATATTACCGAGGAACTGTTAAAAATATTATAGTCGGGGCAGAATCTAATGGAACTTTAAGTTTTTGGGCTGACTATATTAATATTCACATTAAACCTTATTTACCATTAGGTGTTGATCCAGATAATGAATTAGACCCTAGTATTATACTACCTAATATTTCTGGTTTAGCCGGTTCGGAGGATTTAACAGTCGAGGAATTTACTATTTTATGGAAGGATGTGATCGTACCGTTGTTAGTTATAATGGAGACCAATACCCATTTAATTCGAAAAGCAGTTGGAGTTAATGCAGGCTAATGGCTCTGACTGAAATATACGTTGATCCCTCTATTGCAGGAAACAGCGGAACAGGCACTATTGGTGACCCGTTTGGCGATCTTCAGTACGCATTGGATCAGTCTAGCCATGATGCTACAAACGGAACAAGGTTCAATGTTAAGAGTGGTACGGCTGAAGTCTTGACCGGGCTCATAGACCTTACCCTTTACGGGACAGGAACTTTCCTTGTAGGTGCTCCTCTTGTTTTTCAGGGATATACCGTGGCGGCGAATGATGGCGGAGTATTTACTCTAGATTGCTCTACCAGCAACGAGATCTTCCGAAGTTCTACAACGGATTACGTTTCGTGGATTGATATGCGAGTTGAAAATGCTTCAACTACAGTGGCTATTATTCAGGGTGATACCGGGTTTATGTTTTTTAATGTAACTTTTGTTTCGCCAACAATAACTGCTACTAATGGGTCTATATTAGATTTAGACGGACAAGAAATAATAAATAATTGTCGTTTCGAAGATATCATATGTAATGCCACAAGTAATGTCTTAGAGTTAAGATCTGATGCACGCCTGTTCTACAGCTTTATCGAAATATCAGCATCTTCCAGTAATTCTGGATCTAGGTTTATTGACTCTGGGGGTACTGCTATTTTTGTAAAAGGTAACGTTTTTGTTAACCGCATATCTGCTCCTACTGCTAATGTAGTTAATTCTAATGATTCGCTTAACAACTTTTTTGATAACATATTCTACTTCAAAAATGGCACTACAGGAATAGGCTTAGATTTGTTGAATCGGGTTCAAGCTTTTAATAATATCTTCTATGGGCTTGCAACAGGAATAGTCATTTCATCTGGAACAAATGCAGGTGCTGTATATGGTGGTAATCTTTTCTATAATTGCACAACCAACATCCAAGAAAATGGAGTAGCTTGGGATTTAGGGCAAAATCGAACGGCTGCTAGTGACCCATTTGTGGATGCAGATAATAATGATTTTACCCTAGTTTCAGCAGAACGATCTAAATCGTTCCCAGATCTCCTGGGAACAGGCGAAACCAACTACGCGGACCAAGGACCAGTTCAACATCAAGATTCTGGAGGTGGTCCAACTACAGAACCATCTTTTGCTTATATATCATGAAAAAACTAATACTACTCACACTTACCCTAATCCCTTCCCTACTTTACGCTGGAGGGGTTAATCTCACGTGGAGCGATAATTCGGACAATGAGGAAGGGTTTATAATCGAGCGTAAATCCGATGGTGGGGAGTTTGTGGAAATAGCACGAACAACCCAAGACGTATCTAAATATCTAGATAGTTCTCCAATTGTTGGAGCTATGAACACTTACAGGGTTAAGGCTTTTAACTCGTTCGGTGATTCTGGATACACTAACGAAAGCGGGAAAGGTGCTTATGTTCCTGATGATCCATCTGGTTTGAATACCATTATTGAACTTAACCTTAATTCACAACCTGTAACATATAAAGAAAATGTTGAAGAATATAGGAAGTATGTTTCTAGAGACTGGAGGGGATAAAGTTTCTCTCATTCGTGTAATGGCCTTTATGGTCTGTTTAAGTATATGCTTTATTATGGTCTATAGCTTATTTACAGATCGCTCTTATACTGATATTGAGAATGTGGTTTTCTATGCTTTAGGTTGTGTCTTTGTTGGTAAAGCAGGACAAAAAGCAGTAGAGACTTACAAGAAATCTGAATGATATCATTAATAATTAGTTTGATTTCTACTGTTGGACCTGCTGGAATTGGAGCAGGTCTTAAACTGTTTTCAGGGCTATTACAAAACCGTAGTGATTTCAAATTAGCTCAAATTGCTGCTGGTGCTGCTAACACTGAGGCTTTCCAATCTATATTTAAACAAGATGGAATGTCCAAAGCTAGTGCTAACACAAGACGTATTCTTGCAGTTATAATAATGACTACTTGTTCTGTTTGTGCTATATTAGGAATGTTATGGTCTAAACAGGAATTTGTAACTTTTATCATACCTGAAATGAAACAAGGTTTTAAGGTTCTATGGGGTTTCATTTCTATACCAAGTACAAAAGAATTGACTGTTAAATTAACATTAGGGCATTTGTCTTTAATGTTTATGAGCATAGGTTCTATGACTGCTGGTTTCTATTTTACACCATCAGGGAGAAAATAATATTATGGCTGTCGGGGCTAACAATATATCAATAGACGAATTACGTGAAAGGGTTCAAGCTGGAGAATGCTCTGACCCTATTGTAATTCTTGAATCTATTAGTAGAGGTCAAGATCCTCGTATACCATCAGGTATTTACCAACTAGTTAATGATATAAACGAATTCAGTGATGGGCAACCTTCAGCCAGCGACTGGGAAGAACTGGTTAAGCTTGTTTACTATCGTTACAAACATGAAGTTGTATCTGTATCAGATTCTATGGCTGCTGCTCGTACTTTAGCCGAGTATCTACACGCTAAGAAAAAGCAAGTAGATATAAATAAGAACAATAACAATATCAGTTCTTCAGCTACACCATTGACTGAAGAAGATGTAGAATTATTCAGGGAGCGTTTTAACGATGAATTCTGATGGTTCTATTGAATGGTCTCCAAATGAGACACGTATGCTCCGTTATATGCTTAAGGAAGACGGGATGCAGTTTATGCGTTATTTCTTTAAGCTGCGTGAGGGGACTACTATGCTTCGTAATTGGCATCACTATGTAATTGAATATGTGTTACAGGCTGTGTATGATGGTAAGATAAACCGACTCATTATTAACATAGCTCCAGGATATAGTAAGACTGAGCAAGCTGTTCTAAACTTTATATCACGTGGACTAGCTATAAATCCACGTAGCAAATATATTCACGCTTCATACTCTGGTGATTTAGCTAGTGAAAACAGTGGTAAGATAAAAGACTGTATCACTAGTGATGAATTTCAGGAACTTTGGCCTATGTCTATTCGTGTAGATAAGAAAGGTGTCAAACGTTGGTTTACTGAGATGGGTGGAGGTATGATGGCTGCTCCTGCTGGTGGACAGATTACTGGTTTCCGAGCTGGTAGAATGGAAAGTGGGTTTACTGGTGCTTTCGTTATTGATGATCCTGTTAAACCTGACGACGCTTACAGTAATGTAAAGCGTAACGGTATCAATAACCGCTTCAACAATACTATGCGTAGCCGTTTAGCCGTGGAGACGGTGCCTATGGTGGTAATTATGCAAAGGATTCACGAGGAGGATCTGACAGGCNTTTTACTGGGGGGCGGTAGTGGTGATCGTTGGCATCATTTAGTGATCCCCGCGTTCTTATCAGAAGAAACGATAAATGAGGATTATGATAAGAACTATACTCATGGTGATAAGATAAACATAAACGGTATATTATCAGCACTTAGGGGAGGTACTGAATATGAATTTTAGCATTATTGAAATTGAAGAAGTTGTCCCTAAACAGGTCCCAATGGATTCTACCTTATGGCCTTTTAAACATGATGCTGAACAACTTAAAGTAATAGAAACAGGGGATCCATACACATATGCTTCTCAAATGATACAGAAGCCTTACTCCTACTGGTGGAGGTATGTTCAAAGATGCCTACGTGGAGATATTATGAAGTTTTACCACCTGATATAATCATGATGCGTATATATGGTGATACAGCTCAAAAGACAAAAGAACATAACGACTATAGTGTTTTTCAATTATGGGCTAAGTCTTCAGATGGTAAAATATTCCTAGTTGATCAAGTTAGAGGTAAATGGCCAGCACCACAATTAGAATCAACAATGGTTGAGTTTTGGAATAAACATAAACCAACTCAGTTTAAACCTATGGGGGCTCAAGTTATTAAGATAGAAGATAAGTCTTCAGGATCTAGCTTGATACAATCTATACAAAGTGACTATGTTATACCTGTTGAACCTATTCAGCGTAATACTGATAAAGTGTTAAGAGCTATGGGTGTAGTTAAATATTTTGCTAGTAAGTTTATATATTTGCCTAAAGATGCAGAATGGTTATTTGATTATAAAGATGAGTTTAGAAAGTTCAGTCCTTTGATGACTCATAAACACGATGACCAGATAGATCCGACAATGGATGCTGTTGAAGATCTATTAGTATTTGAAGATATGATTTATACAGAACAATCAATAGGATAGTAGTATTATGGGTATAAAAGCTAAAATCATAAAAGATGATAAGTCACAGTTCTATGATACTTTGCAGAATCTTGTGTCTAATATGGGTACTGATAAAGATAAGAATCTTTTCAGCAATATAGTAGATAACCCTGAGCTGAGTGGTCAAGGTAGTCGAGTAGCTCTTTCAGCTTTATATCGTAATGATTGGGTGAGTGGTAAGGTTGTTGATATTATACCTGACGACATGACTCGCGAATGGAGAACATTCAACGGTGATATAACTCCTGAACAAGTACAACAGCTAGAAGACGAGGAGAAGCGTATTAGGTTACAACCTAAGTTGAACCTAGCTCATAAATGGGGGTAGGTTATATGGAACAGGTCTTTTAGTTATATCGGTTAATGATGGTAAGAAACCTGAAGAGCCATTAGATATAGAAAGTTTAAAACCGGGAAGCCTTAGACATATTCAACCTATAGATAGATTTCGCTTAAACCATGCTGAGGTTCAACCAGAAATAGACCCATTAGAAGCTAATTATGGGATGCCTAAATACTATAGATTTAACGAAACAAGTGTTCGCATACATCATAGTCGTGTTATAAGATTTGACTCAGTAATGTTACCTTATGATGATTTTAGGGAAAATAACTATTTTTCTGATTCAATATTAAAACGTCTTCATGATGCAATTATAGATTTCAAAACATCTACATCGGCATCTTCTTCGCTTATACATGAAGCTAATGTTAGTGTTATTAAGATTAAAGGTCTTATGACCAGATTAGCTACGAAAGCAGGTGAAAATATATTACTAAAGAGGTTTGGATTAGCTAACTTGATGAAAAGTATTAACAATATGTTATTGTTAGATGCTGATGAGGATTATGCAAATCACAGTCAAACTTTTGCAGGCTTACCTGATTTGATTGATCGTTTTAGTAAGATCTTAGCCTCAGCAAGTGATATACCTGCTACTCGTTTATTAGGTGATTCTCCAAGCGGTCTTAATGCTACTGGTGAAGGAGATATGCGTAATTATCATGATAAGGTTCGTTCCCTACAGATTATTGATTATAGTCCTAAGCTTGAATATTTAGATAAGATTATAGCTAAGTCATTAGGCTTTAAAGATGATGCTGATTTAAGCTTTGAATTTAATCCTCTATTCCAACTTAATGATAAGGAACAAGCTGAGCTTGAAAACAGTAGAGCTGACCGTGATAAAAAGTATCTTGATATGGGTGTTGTAAATGAGGTTATAATAGCCGAAGACTTACAGCAGCAAGGAACATACACAAATCTATATAAAGAATATATAGAAGAACTCAAGGAAATTGACGAGGAATTAAATAATGGCTCTGAAACCGATACCACTGAAGGAGAGAATCTTACTGAACCGAACTCTGAGGGAGAATCGGAAGAAGAGGGGCGGAGCAGTAAATCCGAATAAAACGGTTGAGGTAACTTATCGTAAGATTCTACTAAAGCTAGTAGAACAAATGATGTATGATGTTAAAACAAAGATCATACCGATATTAACTTCTTTTGAACAAGATTATGTTAACGATAGCTATGCTTTATCTCTTAAACAGGCTTTTGATAATCTGACTAAAATCTATAACAACATAGATAAAGCTGCAAACACTATAGCTAATAGATTTACTCAATCTGCTGATAACACTAATAAGCAGAGGTTCTATAATGCTATGGAACGTGCTGTTGGAGTTGACGTATCGACAGTAATACAAAGTGAAGGTTTGAACGATATACTTGTTAGTTCAACAAGTGAAAACGTTTCTTTAATTAAGTCTATACCACAAGAATATTTTAAGAAGATTGAAAGTGTTGTCTATGGGGGGTACTAACCAAGGGAGTAAGGCTGTGTCAATGATACAGCAGATACGTCAGATAGGTAATGTAACAGTTAATAGAGCTAGACTTATAGCTAGAGACCAGACAGCAAAACTCAATTCAACATTAAACCAACAGCGCCAACAAAATTTAGGAGTCACTCAATATATTTGGAGAACTTCAGGCGATGGTCGTGTACGAGAAACACATAAGGATAATAACGGTAAAGTCTTTAATTGGGATAAACCTCCTAAGGACACAGGTCATCCAGGACATGATATTAACTGTCGCTGTGTAGCTGAACCTATTATTGAATTATAAATTCAAAATAATTGTTGCATAATATTTAGTTAGATTACAAATTTCAATCTGATATAAGGATTTAGCATATGTTATATATTGATAAACTTCCCTTAGGATCTAAGAGGAAATATACTGATGAAGGATTTTTAAGTGTACCCGCTAGAATATCTAGAGTTGGTACACAGGTATATCTTGCTAAAGAGATGGGTCTTACCGATAAGAATCCTAATGATCAGGTAGTTATATTCAGACCTGAATCAGAAGTTTTTGATAGTGAATCTTTATCTTCATTTGCGTTTAAGCCTGTTACAAATGACCATCCTCCTGAACTAGTAACTGCTCAGAATTCACGGGAATTTACTGTAGGTATGTCAGGTAACGATATAACTAAGGATGGAGAATATGTTGAAGCTCAACTTAATATAACCGATGCCGATGCTATAAAGAATATAGAAAAAGGTAAGGTTGAGCTTAGTAATGGTTATACAGCCGATATAGACTGGACTCCAGGAGTTCATGAAGGCGTTAATTTTGACGGTATACAGCGAAATATTCGTGGGAATCATATTGCTATAGTGTCAAAGGGTCGAGCAGGTTCTTCTTGTAGAGTTGCCGACGTTTCACCTGAACAAAAACAAAACCAAAATACTATGAAAGTATGTATTGATGATATTGATTTTGAGGTGCCGGATCAAGCTGGACAAGCGGTTATCAAACTGCAAAAACGATTGGCCGATGCTGAAAAAGAAGTAAAAGAAAAGGAAAAAGAAGTAGAAGAAAAGGATGAAGAAATGGAGGAGGTTAAGAAAGAAGCCAAATCCACCGAAGATTCTTTGACTGCTAAATTAGACGATGCAAAGTCTAAACAACCTAGCCCTGAACAGCTAGACAAGTTGGTTGCCGATCGTTCAGCATTTATTGATAGTGCTAAAACAATTTGCCCTAATTTGGAATATGGTAATAAGGATGAAGCTACTATTAAGAAAGAAGTAGTTAGTGATAAGCGTCCTAATATCGATCTGACTGATAAAAGTGATGATTACATTAATGCAATGTTTGACAGCCTTTTAGAAAGTGATAATTCTGGGAATCTATTAGATACAGCGTTAACTAATAACATTGAATCTAAGGATTCCAAAAACGAAGACAACCGTAGCGAAGTACAGAAAGCTCGTGATCGTATGATTGCTGATGGTGCTTCTGCTTGGAACAAAAACAAAAAGTAATATAATATGAGTGCTCAAAACGTCATATACAAGAAATCAGCCTCGTGCATATGCTGGATTAATTTATGATCTAGCACCCAAGGAAGTAGTATCTTTTGCGGTTGAAACTGTTGCAGGTATTGATTTCGGTGTAGCTGTCAGTCGTGGAACTGATAAAGAAAAACAAGTGGTAATCGGCGGAACTGATTTTGCTGGTATCGCTATTCGCTCTATGGAGCGTGAAGGTGTTAATAGTGGTGCTATCAGCTATTCTGAAAAGGAAACTGCTGGTATCATGCGTATGGGTAAGATATATGCAGTATGTCCTACTGGATGTAATCCCGGAGATGCTGTTAACTATGTCAATGCAACAGGTGTCTTGGACTCTGGTGCTGCTGTAGCTGGTGAAACACAAATAGACGGTGCTATCTGGGATAGTGTGACTACTGCTGGTGAACTAGGTGTTATCCGTCTTGATGGCAACCTGTCCACTACTGCTGGAGCTTAACAAATAGATATAACAAATAACAAATGAAAACACATAAATGTTTTGATGGTTCTGTTGTTAGCTATGATGGTTCCGGTGGTTCCGTTAAGCTTAATGACGGAAAAAGCATAGTTCTTGACGGTAGCGTAGTTAGAGCACTAAATGATGGCATCATGGATGCCGATGGTGCTGTATTCTTCCAACGTCAGCTTGAACTTATTAAGGCTCGTAGTTATGATGTTCGGTATCCTGAATTCATGGCTCGTCAGGTATTTCCCGTCTCTAATGATGGAGGTCCTGGGATCACTACGATAACTTATCGTACATACGACCAAGCTGGTGCTGCGAAGATTATTAACGCCTATGCGGACGATCTTCCACGTGCTGACGTCGGTGGTAAGGAAACATCCATTCCGGTTCGCTCCGTTGGTATTTCCTATGGATATAACTTGGACGAAATTAATTCTTCTAAGCTAACTGGTGCAGGTCTTGATCAACGTCGTGCTAATGCTGCTCGTCGTGCTGTTGAGCAAACTACTAATGATATTGCTTTCTTTGGTGATAGTGAATCTGGTCTTCCGGGTTTCTTCTCCAATCCTAATATTCCTACGGGTGATGTAGTTGATCCGGGTGGAGGTACTGAATGGGTTAATAAAACTCCAGATCAAATTCTGTTTGATATTAACACCCTATTCGCTGACATTTTTGAAACCACTTTGATGGTTGAGCGTGGTAACACATTGCTCTTACCTCCTGCTCAGTGGTCTTACATTATGTCTACTCCACGCTCAACTAATAGCGACACTACTATTGGTCAGTATGTAGCAATGAATAGTCCTTACCTTAATAGCGTTGATGATATTATTCCTCTCAATGAATGTTCAGGTTCAATTAATCCAGAACTAGCTTCTGATGCTATGGTCGCTTATGACCGTAACCCAGAAAAGCTTCAGTTTGAAATTCCTGTTGAACTTGAATTCATGCCGATTCAACGTGAAGGTCTTGAATTCGTTGTTCCGGGTCGTAGTCGTGTAGCAGGTGTTAACGTATACTACCCACTGTCAATCGCAATTGGAACAGGGATCTAAAATATTATGTCGGGAGTAATAAACAACACAGCAAGGCAATTCAACCTAAAGGCTATTGAACCTAAGAGTGGTAAGATGGTTACAGTTCGCGTAGCTCCTGGAGCTAACGATATTGAAGACGCCCATTGGAACGTTATCAAGACACATTGTAAACAGGCTGAAGTTCTTAAGAAGGATAGACATATTGAGTATGGTACTAAAAAGGCTGATGAAGCTGCTTTAACACCAGACACAAAGTCTAAGTCTAAAGCTTCTACCTCACCACCAAAAGGTAAGAAAGAATCCTAGTTTGTAATCCCCGATCTCCTTTAGTGGGGGTCGGGGATTTTATTAATGAATTACCAATATGACTTCAAACGTTGAAATGCCAGAATCCCAAACAGACAATATAAACGAAAGAAGTAAACCTAATTTACAAGAAATTAGAATTTATCAGGTGTTAGATAAAATGGATAACCGACTCCATGGTATGGAGCAGGCTATGCTAAATTTCGTACGCGTTGATGAGAAGGTTATCAACCATACAGCCATAATAAAAGACCTAACTCAAAGAATAGAAGATCATGAAAATAGGATTCGTAATTCAGAAATATTACAACGTGATCAGAGAAATTATCAAGGTGGTAACTATAAGGGTCTAAATAATCTTAATTCTGAAGTCAATGGTATTAAGAAAGATGTAAATAGTATAAAGCTTAAACTTTCTAAAGACACAGGTAAGAAGAGTACGATTGGAGTGATCATAGCTTGGTTTATGACTATTCTAGCAACTGTATTAGCATTTAAAATAACAAATCCCAAATGATTACCATAGATCAATTTAGAACTAGATTCCCTGAATATTGTGATCAAGAAGAATATACTGATGATCGTATTCAGATGTTCATTGATGACACTGTCACTTTGTATATGGGTGATGATGAGTCTCGTTGGTGTGATGGTAAATATAATATAGCTCAAGCTTATCTAACTGCTCATTTACTTAAGATTGCAGAAGATACTTCCTTAGGTGATGCTAATGCTAAGGCTGGACCTATTAGCAGTAAAACAGCAGGGGGAGTTAGTGTAACACGTTCTGTAGCCACTAAGGACCGATCAGACGCTGACGATTTCTATACGACAACAGCATATGGACAACAATATGTTATCATTCGTGATACCTGTTTTGCTCCTGTTCTAGTAACTGGTCAATGCTAATGAAAGCTCGGGTTAAAATAAAGAAGAAACCCGATGTAGTATTAAAGAAGCTTGAAAAGATAGCTTCTAAGATGGATGGTCCTGGAACTGTAAAAGTTGGATTACCTAAGGGATCTAATAATTATCCTGATGGAACTAGTATTATAATGGTAGGTACTGTTCATGAATTTGGTAGCCCATCTAGAAACATCCCTCAACGTAGCTATTTGAGATCTACTATAAACGGTAATCGTAAAAAGTATTTAGGGATGTTAAAAAAGTTAGCAACTAAGATAACTAAAGAAAACATGTCTCCATTAAAAGCTCTTAATCTATTAGGGTTACAAGTTAAGAGTGATGTTCAATCTAAGATTAGAGCTATAAAGCAACCACCTTTGAAAAGTCCAAGTAAAAAGCGTATAGGTGAGGGTAAAGAAGGAGCTAATCCACTTATAGATACAGGCCACTTGATACAGTCTATACAATACAAAGTTGAAGAGTAATGCCTATAAAAGTTAATGAAGCTATTGATTCTGATACTGACTGAAAAAATTAAAGTAGTTAGGGATTCAGGTAAGTATGTTGATGGTATATACCAAGGGGCTCTAGCACCTATATTATTTACAACATTAGGGAGTGTTCAACAACCTACTCCAAAGGATTTACAAAGTCTACCTGAGGGAGAACGTAGTGGTGACGTTAGAAAAATATTCTGTCTCAAAAGATTGTATACGTCTGATGATATAAGTGGTAGAATTGCTGATAAAGTTGTTTACAATGGTATGGCTTTTAAGGTAATTAATGATGGTGACTGGCAAGCTTATGGATATACTGAAGGCTTAATAGCTAGAATTCAAGATGGAAACTGAAGAAGTAGTAAATAAGTTTTTAAGAGATATCGTTAATATTATATTAGGGATATCTACATTTACTATAAAGGCTAGACAAGATGCACCTAGGCCGACTAAAGCATATGCTGATGTATCTTATATTAGCGGATTTGATATTGGTTGGGAACAGCAATCTTTAATTAATCAAACCGGAGAAGGTGAATCTGATTTAATTGAAACCATGTCAGGTCAACGTGAGAAGATGTTCAGTATTGGTTTTTACCGTACTGGAGCTCGTGACTATGCTGCTCAAGTACGTAATAGCTTAGTAGGTTCTAACATAGTTCAAACTTTTGCTTGATGCTGGTATAGGTCTAATACGTAGATCTGAAATACGCGATATATCAGAATTCTTTGAAAAGCATAAATGGGAAGAACGAGCCCAATTTGATATATTTTTAAACTATAGTTGGATCTAGTGAAGATATCATAAGGTCTATACTATCTACTGAGATTTCTGGAGAAGTCCAGTCTAATAGTAATCAACATAACCTAAACATAACAATATAAAATGTCTATACCAGTGTCAAACGTAGTCGACGTCAGCATTGCTATCGGAGCGACTTTTCCAGAGAGGCGTGGTTTTGGTATATTAACCATAGTCACTAAGGAAAGTGGAGTTATCGGTATTGCTGAACGTATTAGAAGTTATTCTAATATAGAAGGTGTCGCTGCTGATTGGGCTTCTACTACTGAAGTCTATAAAGCAGCAACAGCTTATTTTAGTCAAGTACCAAAACCAACTCAATTGAAGGTTGCTGTTCGTTTTGAAACAGATCAATCAGCTGAATTGAGAGGTGGTTCAATAATCGATAATGCTACGAACCTAGCATTATTTACATCTATCAATGATGGATCTTTTAATATTAGTATTGATGGTGACTCACAAGATATAACAGCATTGGACTTCAGTTCTGATACAGATTTAAGTGATGTAGCTGCTACAATTGAAACAGGTCTACAAGCTATAGCGACTGGAGGATTTACTGCTGCAACTTGTACTCATGATGGTAACCGTTTCTTTGTTACAAGTGGCACAACTGGAGCAACATCAACAATCAGCTTTGTTACTACTGTTAGTCCAGCTACTGGAACAGACGTTAGTTCGCTAATCTTATTGGATCAAGGTAATGCAACTAAGTCAGATGGCATAGATGCTGAAAATATAACCGCTAGTTTAAACGCTATTGAAAATATAGATAGTGACTGGTATGGATTAATATTCACTAAAGAAGTTCGTGAAGATGTTGTAATTGGTAGCGAAAACGCTGTTGTAGGTGCTGCTGCATGGGTTGAGGCTAGAACTAAAGTATTCTTTAATACTACTAATGATAACGATTCTAAGGATTCAGTAACTACTAGTGACATAGGTTCAGTTCTACAAACAGCTAACTATCGTAGAAGTATAACTACATTCAGTTCTTATCCTGATCAATATCCTTCGGCTTCACTAGCTGGTAGAGCGTTTACTGTTAACTTTAATCAGAGTAATAGTACAATTACCTTAAAGTTTAAGCAATTACCGGGAATAACAGTAGAGTCTCTAACCCAGAATGATAAAACTGTTCTAGATAGTAAGAGCGTAAATGCGTTAATCACTGTTGGTTCCAGTGATATGTATTCTGAATCATTTATGGCTGATGGAACATTCTTTGACGAAGTGCATGGAATAGACTGGTTGCAGAATGCTATAGAAACCAACGTGTTTGGATACCTATTAACTCAAACCACTAAAGTTCCTTACACAGATAAGGGGGTAGCAGGTGTTGAACAGCAAGTTCGAAGTGCTCTAGATGAAGCTGTTAGGAACGGTCTAATCGCTCCAGGAGAAGATATAGAAGGAACTTACTTACCTAATGGTTATACAATAACTACTATCCCTGTAGCGGATATAAACCAAGGTGATAAGGAAGCTCGCTTCTATCCCGGTCTTAGCTTTGTTTGCTTAGGTGCAGGGGCTATTCACCGAGTTCAGATTAACGGAGTATTTGAACGCTAATACGGAGAAATTGATTTATGAAAAATTATAGCTTTCTAAATACTATACTACTTGTAAACGCTATCCCTCTTACTGGATTTGATGAAGGTGACGATGCAATTACACTTGCTCGCCTAAATGACTCAAGTGCTCATAAGATAGGTGTTGATGGTGAGATGACTGTTTCTATTAGTGCTGATCGTTCTGGTAGTATAACTTTCCGTCTAATGCAATCTTCAGATTCCAACAGTTATTTGTCAGGTCTAGTAGGTGCTGCTGAGAATGGTGCTTTTGTACCTATCTTTGTACAATTCAAAGACACTCAAGGAGGTGATATAGGTTCTGGTACTCAGGGATATATCACTAAACCTGCTGATATGGTTAGAGGTGAAAACGCTAACGGTCAGGAATGGGTTATAGTTGTAGAACGGTTGGATATGATCCACGGTCTACAATAAAAATCAAACCTAGGGAGACAACGCTAACGAGACCCGACATAGTTGTTAAGCGGTCTCCCTAGGTATACTTGTCGGGATATAAAAGATAACATAATAAATCGGGTTAATTATGGGATGTAAAACAGAAACTAAGAATATAGATGATGTTGACTATAGCGTTACGCAATGGCCAGCAACTAAAGCACTAACTAACAAGTTCAAAATAAGGTAAGGTCTTAGGACCAGCCTTATCGGTTATATCGTTGGATATAAAAGATGATAAAAAGTAGTTGAATCACTAGGTAAGGGTAGTATCCGCAATATTCGAGCATAGTGATCCCCACTGAAGTTGTTGAACTTATTAAAAGACTGTATAATCAATAACGTTTCTAAGGATAAGAAACTTTTAACTAGTAGTGACTTTGAAACTCTATTTTCTGGTGATGATTTAATACTAGTCTATAAGTTGTTCATTTTTGTATTGAAAGTGAATTACGGAAATTTATTCAAAGGCCAATGGGCAAAAGGTCTATTGGCCAAAATGGAAAAGTAATAGACATATCTAAATATCCAGGATTAGATCCTTTTCTACATCGTCCAGTATTATATGAACCTCCCTTATGTACATTAGCTGAATTAAGCGATAGTACATATTCTTTCAATGATTTAATCTTAATGAATAATCTACTAGATTATAAAGATGAAGTTAAGAAACTACAATCTAAGTCTAACTAATGGGTAAAGGTACTATAGACGCACTACTTGTTGAACTCGGTTTCGAGTATGACGATGATGATCTAGATCAGTTTAAAAGTGATATAAAAGAAACCAGTGATCAGATTAAGATGCTGAGCAAATGGGTTATCACTGCTGCTGGAGCGTTAGGGGCGTTAGTAACTGCAACAGCTAAGAGTTCAGATGAACAGGGTAAGTTTTCTAAGGAGATAGGGGTAACAGTTGAAACCCTATCTTCTTTAGAATTTGCAGGTCAAAAAGCTGGTGACAGTGTTGAAGGTGTTAGGGGTTCGCTACGTGGATTAAGCTCAGTGGCTGGTCAAGCTGCTCGTGGTGTTGGTGGTGGGTTGGAAGCCTTCGGTATACTTGGAGTCGAGGTCCTTGATTTTAATGGTAACATAAAAGATACAGCCCAATTACTACTAGAGGTTAGCGGAGCCCTTCAGAAGCTCCCTAAGCAGCAACAGATAGATCTAGCTGGCCAACTTGGTTTAGGTAGTTCTATCAGGTTGCTACAGTTGGGACCTGAGTTAATTGGTGATTATGTTGAACAGGCTAAACTATTAGGCGTTACTACTAGTGAGGATGCTGCTATATCAGCTAAATTTACTGATAGTTTGATAGATGTTTGGACTATAATTAAAGATCTAAGTAGGAGTATAACTAGATCACTAGCTCCTCAGATGAAAAAGACATTTGAATTGTTCACTGATTGGTGGTTGCTTAATAAAGATTTCATAAAGCAGAATATGCCTAGATGGATCGATAACTTAGCCATAGCGTTCAGGGTCTTAACTATAGCTGCTGCTGGATTCTTAACTCTAAAATTCTTTGGAGCTATCGCATCAGGTATACAATTAATAAAGTCTCTAACAATAGCTATGACTACTTTGAACGCTTCGGTGTTGCTTAGTCCTGCTGTGATCGCTGCTGCTATAGCTGCTATATTACTTATAGTAGACGAGTTTGAAACGTTTATACGAGGTGGTGAAACTGTATTAGGTGACTTGCTTGAAAGCTATCCTGAATGGGAAAGTAGAATTTTAAATGTTGTAGAAGCTTATAAGAGTCTTAAAGGAATCCTATCTGAAGTATTAGGGTTAGCTAAAGAAGCATCTGAAGCAGTTAGAAAAATTCTACCTAGTAGAGAACAAGCTGGTGGAGTTGTTGGTTCAGTTAATAATGCAGCTTTTTCAGTTGGTAAAACATTGTTATCGGCTACTGATTTATTAGGTATAACTGATGATAATTGCTTTTTAAACAAGCTAAATCAGGAGATGGTGGTCCAACCTACAATAGTGTCAATGTGGGTGGGTATACGATTGGAAATACCACCCAACGCATCGGCTGCTGAAGTTGCTGAATTAACAGCACAAGCTATACTAGATCTAAACAGTGGAGTTGATCAATAATGGCATTTGAAAATCTATTTATACGAACTAAGAAATCCGATAGGGGGGTATACAGTTAGATGGAGTGTTAAGTGAAATACATAATACTCAAATTCGTTTAACTAAGAACCCTGTTGAAGTTGGTGCTGATATAACTGATAACGCTATTATCGAACCTGTTAAACTTAACATAATCGCAACTGTTACAGATAGCCCATTAGGAGCAGCAGCTCTAGGCCGAATAGTTGATCTAGTTACTGGTTTGTTCGGTACATCAACTAGTCAAAATTTAACTAGAAGCAACGCAGCTTATAACGCGTTAATTCAATTACAGAATGAACGTGAACCTATATCAGTACAGACTAAGTTAAAACTATATGAAAACATGATAATCACTAATGTCAACTGTCCTCAGGATAAAGACAGTAGTAGGATTGTTGAAATGTTTATTTCATTAGAAGAGATTAGACTTGTTAATACTGAAGTAACTATTTTAGAAGCTGATTCCTTATTAGAAGGATCTACTAAGGATCAAGGTAGTCCTCCACTTAAAGGAGGGTTAAAGTCAGCATTAACTCCTGATGCATCTATTGAAAAGTCAGTGCTTAAGATTGGAAAGGATTGGATAATAGGACAATGATAGAAATACCATTAACAAACTACCCTGAACAAGTATTCAAGATAGATATATTTGATTCCACTTATGATTTAAGGATTATATACAATAGTCGTCTAGACTTATGGTCTTTAAGTATATCTAAGGATACTGTTGATCTAGTTAATGGTATTGCTTTGGTAGGGGGTGTTGATATCGTTCAGCAGTTTAATCTAGACTTTGAAAATATGTTGATGGTAAATCTTGAACAGTCTAATCAAGATCCAACTAAAGAAAATTTTGGAACCGGATCAAAATTATTTGTTCTAACAACAGAAGATTTGGAAAGTGTCCAGACAGTATAAAAGAGATTACGAACTTATAATATTACCAACTGATGGAGAACAAAGAACTATCAGTGNNCTTAGAGTACGTTTTGTATATAACTAAAAGCGTACTCAGTTTTCCTAATCTAGGTAAGATAGAAATATATAATCCTAATCAAGATACCTTATCAGCCCTAACAAAGAAAGTTTACTAAGGTAACATTGAACGCTGGATATGAAAACAATATATCATTAATATTTAAAGGTCAGGTTAGGAATGTTCTACAGTCTAAGGTCGGTGTAGATAGAATCATAACTTTGTATGCTGGAGACGGTCAACGTGACTGGGAAAACTCTCGTCTCAATAAAACCTATTCTGAGTCAGTATCTGTATCTACTATTGTTAAAGAGGCGATAGGTACATTTAAAGAAACAGTTTCAGGGGTTATTGAAGGAGTTCCATCTGTAGCTGATAAGCTTTTAGGTACAACATTGTCAGGGTCAACTAAAGATATATTAGACTCCATAGCTAGTGAATATAATTTGGAATGGTCTATACTAGATGGAGAGGTTAATATTGCTCCAGCTGGATCAGGTATTAGTTCGTTTGAAACTACAATAGTCAATGCTACTACAGGTATGATAGGGAGCCCTACAGTCACTGAGATAGGGGCTGACGTAACTATCTTACTTAACCCTAATGTTAAACCTAAAAGCCTTTTTAAGATTGAATCTGTTAATGCTAGACGTAAAGTTAGGTAACTTATTCTTTAGAGATGTTAAGAAAACAACTGCTGAAGGTATTTATATCACTCAAGAAGTTAACTATAAAGGTGACAGTAGAGAAGGCGTATGGTTAGCTTCTTTAAAGGGAAGGAGAGCTAGTGCCTAATAACGAACAGAATATTTCAACTTTAGCAGATTCTATAAAGTTTGGAGTAAATGAAATACTTAAAAACCTTCATACATGTACTCCGGGTATAGTTGAATCGTTCGATGCTAGTACGCAGTTAGCAACTATACAACCAGCATTAAAACGAATATTCAAGGAAACACAGGAAGAGGGTGATGATATTCTTGTTGAAGAGAATTTACCTAAACTTATAAACGTTCCAGTTATATTTCCTCGTGGTGGTGGTTATAGTTTAACATTCCCAGTAAAAGAAGGTGACGAATGTTTAATATTATTTTGTGAAAGAGCGATAGATGGTTGGCATCAATTTGGAACAGTTCGTAAACCTAATGGTCGTAGGTTTCATTCGTTAACTGATGCTGTCGCTATAGTAGGATTATCATCTAAACCTAATAAAGTTCCAAACTATAATGCTGATTACACTGAACTAAAATCAGACAATGAATCTGTTATAGTAACAATTCAGAATGACGGTGAGGCTAAAGTTTATGCAGATACCAAAATAACTCTAGACAGTCCTGATGTTCTAATAACTGGTAATCTTACGGTTGAAGGAGATAGTATATTAAGTGAAACCGTTACTTCCAACGGTAAGGATATTAGTGATACTCATACTCACACAGGATCACCAACAGCACCAACAGGAGCACAATCAAACACAGGAACTCCATTATGATAGGTAGAGCTTTAGATAGTAACAATGATTTAATAGTTAGTGATGGGTCTTTCAGATTAGTTGAGGACGGAGCTGAAGTTGTTCAACATGTGAGAACTAGACTATTAATGTATTATAACGAATGGTTTTTAGATCAAGAAGCTGGAACTAAATACTTTGAGGAAGTGTTTGTTAAGCCTGCTGATCTAGCTAATATAGAGTCTTTGTTAAAAGCTAGAATATTGGAAACTGACGGTGTAAATATATTAACTGAATTTGAGATGAATTATGAAGGTGGTGGATCCAAGAAAATTAAATGTTTTCTTTTCTGCTGAAACTGTATACGGTCAAATAAATAACGCAGAGGTAACTATCAATGTCTGATTACGGTATAACTGACGAAGGTTTTAAAAGGAAAAAGTTAGATCAGATTCTTTCTGAAAAGAACTCGGACTTTAAATCAATATTTGGAGAAAACTTTAATGTATCACCAGAATCACCAGATGGTCAAATAAATGGTGTTATATCTGAATCCCAGTCATTACTATGGGAACTTATTGAAAGTGCTTATAACGGGTTTAATCCTTCTGCTTCTACAGGGGTAAACCTTTCAAATCTAGTACAGATTAACGGTATAACTCGATTACCCGCTAGTTCGTCAAGGGTTCAACTAACTGTAAGCGGATCAATAGGTGCATTAATACCAGAAGGATCATTAGTATCAACAGTTGATACTAATACCCAATTTGCTACTGAGGTAGATGTTACTCTTGACGGAGCTGGTAATGGTACTGTATTTGCTAACAGCGTTGAAACAGGACCTGTAGCAGCAGCTAGNGGNACAATTACTAATATNGATACCCCNATTACAGGATGGTTGACAGTTACTAATTTAGCTGATGCTACACTAGGAGCTAATGAAGAAACAGATATTGAACTACGTGTTAGACGTGAGCAGTCAGTAGCTCAAGGTTCACAAGCTATTATAGATGCGATATTTGCAGCAGTAGCAAATATCGAAGGGGTAACGAATACAACTGTATTGGAAAATGATACTGACTTAGTTGATGCTAATGGGTTACCTCCTAATTCTTTCCAAGTTATAGTAGTTGGTGGTGTAGATGAAGATATAGGTGATCAGATCTGGTTAAATAAACCTGCTGGAATTAGGTCCTTTGGTTCAACAACTGTCCAGATAGATGACAGCCAAGGTCTAGAACATAATATAAGTTTTAGTAGGCCAACAACAGTTGACATATATGTTGAAGTCGGGTTAACTAAATTTTCGGATTACCCTGCTGATGGTGATGATCTAATGAAGCAAGCTATAGTTGATTACGCTAATGGTGATTTAGTTCAAGGAAGTAGGTTTTGGTTTAAGTGAAGTACGTTGTTTACAGTAGACTTTACACTTCCTATTAATAGTATTTCCGGTCATAGTATTAACACATTGAAAATATCTAAAATCGATCCACCTACAGGTGTAATTGATATCCCTATTGCAGCAACTGAAATATCCAACTTCCTAGTTGTTAACATAGATATAGTCTAAAATGGCTGATAAAATAAATCACGAAGAGTTAGCTATAAGTCGTTTAGCTACTCAGTTTAGAGAGTCTGTTAACTTGATTGATAATATCAAGTTATTGGTATCTGAAGATGACTTGTTGGAATCTGTTATATGTGATGTAATCGAAAAGAGATATCTTGAAAATGCTACAGGTGTACAGCTTGATATAATTGGTGAGATAGTAGGACAAACAAGAGAATTAATAGAATCTAGTGGTTTTGATTACTTTGGCTTTAACACTGCTTTAGATGCTACTAGCTTTACTGATTATAATGATAATTCTTTAGGTGGTAGATTTAGAGGTTTTGGAGAAGCTACAACAGGTGTTAGAATTCTTAGTGATGTTGAATATAGATCATTCATAAGAGCTAGGATAGCTAAGAATATGACACGTTCAACACCTGAAGATATTATATCTCAGTTAGCATTTATATTTGAAGTACCATTAGTTATATTCGTAGATGGAGACACTGAATATGCTGTTAGTATCGGTAAGATATTATCTTCAAACGAAAAAGCTATTTTATTCAATACAGACCTAATCGTTAAGACTGCTGGTGTTAAAGCTAACTATGTTACTATGTTTGACGGAAGTAGCTATTTTGGATTTCAAGGAGTACCTGATTCTGACGGTATGGGTACTGTTGATAATACTTCACTAGGTGGTAAAATTTTCAACCTTAATATAAAAATATAATGTCGACAACTAAACCAGATCTAAGTAGAATATGGGCAAGTGGTGCTAACCCTGCTGATATTATTGACCCAGATGTAGGNGAACCGGGAAAGTATGCTGCTGGATGGGAAGCTGAATTACCTCCTTATCAGTATTTCAATTCTGTATGGAAATCCTTCACTGAAGCTTTTGCACATTTTAATGAACAAGGTATCGCCGTTTGGGATACAGATACAGTATATCCAATAGGAGGGTTAGCTAAGGGTAGTGACGGAGAGATATATAAAGCTATCCTAGAACAGAATGGTAATGATCCAGTTACTGACATAGGTAATAACTGGAAACCTTTATTCGACTTAGCTACCGATAATACATTACAGAAGCTTTATCCAGTTGGGGAAATGCTGATAACTCTTCGTAGTGGAAATCCCAATACGTGGTTAGGATTTGGAACTTGGGTACGTATGGCTGAAGGTCGGACTCTGGTTGGTTATGATGGTGCTGATTCTGATTTCAATTTGGTTGAAAAGGAAGGTGGAGCTAAAACACATACACTCACTGAATCTGAAATGCCTTCACATAGTCACACCGTGAGTAGCAAAGTTGGAGATGGAACTTTTAGTTTAGGTAGTGGTGATCCAAGCGGGTCAACTAATAATCCTTCAACCAGTTCAGTAGGTGGCGGATCTGCTCATAACAATTTACAACCTTATTTAGTTACTAACATCTGGAAGAGAACCGTTTAATATTATGGCTACAAGTAAACCAACATTAACTAGAGTATGGGCTGAAGGAGCTCCTGGAGCTAATGTAGTTGATCCAGATGTTACTACTCCCGGTAAATTTGATGCAGGATGGCAACAGGAAGTTCCACCTTTCCAGCATTTTAATTATATTCAACAGTATATGACTCAAGGGCTTGTTCATATTAATGAACAGGGTTTACCCGTTTGGGATAGCATCACCGTATACCCTGTTGATGCTGTAGCTAAGGGTAGTGACGGTGAATTATACAAAGCACTAGTAGAACAAGCTAACAATGATCCTACGACAGATGTACTAGGTAATTGGGTACGTTTACAATCTACCGTTACCAATATCAATAGTCAAATAGGAACAGCTTATAGTCTGCTATTTTCTGATGCTGGTGGTATTGTTGAGATGGACAATGTAGCAGCTAACACCGTCACAATTGAACCTGATAGCACTACTGATTTCCCAACTAAAACTACTATTGATTTAGTACAGATCGGAGTAGGTTTAATGTCTTTAGCTGCTGGAGCTGGTGTTACCATATTAGGACCATTGAACTCTTCAGGACAATATAAAGCGATTTCAATATATAAGAAAGCTGCAGATACTTGGGTAGCTATAGGAGGTGTATGATGCGATTAATTAAAGGGATAGTTAGTCAAAATAGTGTTGATGGATTTAAATTTAAAGTTGATATAAATTCAAACAATGAAGATTTCTATCCTGGATTATCATCATCTGGAACTTATAATTTTACTGTAGATTGGGGTGATGGTAATGAAGATACTATAACCTCTTATAATCAAGCTGAAGCTACTCACACTTATGTATCTAACGGGGAATACATAGTTACTATAACAGGTAGCTTAAGTCATTGGCAAATGAAAGATGGAGATGCCAATATCCATAAAGATAAATATCTAGAAATAATATCATGGGGAGAATCTGGTATTTTACAAGATATGACAAATGCTTTCTATCAAGCTTTTAGCTTATCTACATTACCTGAAGACCCTGTTCCAGATTCAGTTACAACTTTACTTCAATCATTTCTTGGTTGTAGTTCCTTGTTATCTATACCGTCCAATCTACTAGATGATGTATTAAGTATACCTGCTACCGGCATATTCTTAACATCTGGTGTAACAACTATTCCTGATAATTTTGGTCAGAATAGTAATGTGACTAATATATTTAGAGCTTTTGATTTATGTAATGCTTTACTTTCTGTTGGAAACAATTTCTTCGAAAATTCGAATATAGATAACGCTGAAAGATGTTTTGAAGCTAGGAATGCTTTAACTACTATAGGTGATAATTTCTTAGCTAACTGTAATCCGACATCTAGTAAAACAGTGGCTGAAGTTTTTAATAATTGTTCAAACTTAACAACTGTTGGATCTGGATTTACAGAAAATAGCGGATTTGTTGATTATAGAGAAGCTTTTATTGGTTGTTCATCTTTGACCGCTTTACCTAATATAGTTGGAGCTGATTCAGTACCTATATTTACACAGACATTTGATATGCCAACTACCAATTCTGTGTCTGGAAGTGCTCAAGAACTCTGGAACGATTATCCATCTGCAACATTATTTGCTAATTGTTTTGATGCTTGTACAGGTTTAAGCAACTATGCTTCTATTCCCGGTTCCTGGAAGTAATCTTAGTTCTATATCGCTTAATAGCTTCTCTTAAATCTTGTTGGCTTTTAGCCTTATCCCCAAGTCTTAGCAACATAGCCTCATCCACCGTTTGATAACTTATCAGATGGTGGATGATTACTTTACCACTTACGCCTTGGCGATGTACACGCTTATTGAATTGTATGTAATCCTCTAAGTTCCAAGTTAAGCTATACCAACACACATTCTTACAAGTTGCTTGTAGGTTTAATCCATGGCCCATTGACTGAGGTTGACCAAAAAGCAAAGGTAGCTTACCAGCATTCCAGTCACGTTCGATCTGTCTCAGCTCATCCTCAGACGTACTACTACCAATTGTAGGTGTGCTAGTACCAAAAGACTTTTTAAGAGCTGCTAGATCATGCTTGTAATGGTAAGCAACTAATAAGGGTTTACCATTAAGTTCATCAATAAGTTCTTGTAATGCTTGTATCTTAGCATCGTGAACGAAAAGACTTTTACGTGTTTTCCTAAATTGCTTTTCCTCTTCTGGTGTAAGGTCTTCAGGTATATCCTCGTATGCTATACCATTACTAATCTGATGGCACTTCATACTAGCTTGAGCTGATGCCCCTGCACTAATAGTCCCTTGGTCTAGTTCAGTGAAAAACTTTTGCTCAACTTCCTTATAGTGGTTTAGAGCCTTAGCAGGTAACACTACACGAATATTATTATAGGTAACATCAGGGATATCAAGGTGATCCTTTTGAGCCATGTCTAATATTAGTGGTGCTATTGCTTTTTGAATAGTAGTGTCAGCATCTTTCTTTAGATTATAGCTATAGGCTTNGTCAAATGGTTTATAGAAATACTTACCTCTGAATCTATAATAGTTACGGAACAAACTCTTACCTTGATCCAATATAAATACCTGTGACCACAAGTCAATATAACTACGAGGAGCAGGGGTCCCGGTCATTATATGTCTACGCTTGAAAAGTGGTAGCATCTTACTAATAACCTCAAAGCGAGTTTTGGATTTGTGGTTTTTAAACTTGGTACTCTCGTCAATCCAAAGCGTATCAAACGGACAATCTTTACCGTTTACAAGTCCGTCCAATAACTCGCGTACTAACCAAGGTAAGCCTTCGGGGTTTATTAGGTATATGTCAAAAGGTTTCCATAATGTGGATTTACCTTTACCGTGCAATGTAGTTGATTTTAAACTACAAAAGTTATCCCACTTGATAATCTCATTAGGCCATGTTAGCTGACACACCTTTAAAGGGGCTACCAGTAACACGCCTTTACTTTGCCCACTGTCACGGAGCAACCGTATAGCTGACAAGCTAATGCTAGTTTTCCCTAAACCCGGATCTAGGAATAGACCGGACTTAGGGTTAGCTAGTAGAAAGCTCAACGCAGTGAGCTGATAATTATGTGGTTTCCAAATCACTTATAAGATTATCAATACTTCGTTTAAGACTCTTAACAGAAATAAACGAAATAGCAGAAATACCTCCATCGTACATCCTTTCAATGGGTCTAGCTCTGTAATATTTACCTTGTTTACGATACTTGAACCCGCGATATGTTTTCCAAGTAGTTTGTGTTTGAAGTGGTTTTCCTGTTAATGCTGAATTCATAAGCATGATTTTAAAGTAGGGGGATTTTCACCCCCTATTGTTTTTGGATTTAGAATAATTTAATACCCGCCCAATCATTTACCATTACAGCTTTTTCACAAAAATCTCTTTGACGAATTTCTTCATGACCTGATTTAGCTACGGGAAGTGTTGAGGAAGATTTCCAACCTTCAGTTTTACCGTAAGAATTCAATGTTTCTATTGCTTCTTTAATTTTTAGGGGTGTTGTTGTGTTTTCCATGGTTACGAATCTACTCCCCTAAACCTGAAAAGCAAGCCCTAAAGTGAAAAAGTTAAGAAGTTGTCAAGTTTTTCCTTAGCTTCCTCATAAGTGTAACACACGTAACATTCAAACCCTAAACGAGTTAGGATGGATTTCCAGTTACGTTGACCGCTTGTAACTTTTCCACCCTTACGCTTGAATTCTATAAAGAACACCCTACCTTCCGGACACAAGTATGGTTCTATCTGGGAACCCTCGTAGACCCACTAAAACCAGCTTTAACGCCTTACACTTACACGCCTTAGCATAGCGTGTAAACTTAGTCTCAGCGTCCACCTCCAGCTTCTTATCATGACGCTTGATTAGGTTAGTCGCTCCTTTTATAAAATCTTCAGTACCCATGTAAAAATAAAACCCCGGTAGACCGTTACAGCCTACCGGGGTTCACTCATTAGATCTTAAACGAACTTAAGAATTAAAGGTCATCCCCGCTATCCTCATCAGAAGCGACTCCATCAATCTTGTTTTTGTTTTCAACAAACGATCGGATAGACTCAGCAACTACAGCAGCTGAATTAATAACCTCGTCAGCAAGCTTGTTAATTTCCTCGCTAGTGCCCTTGGAGAAAGTATTGAATACCATCTTACCTGATACGTTATCGCGAACAGAGGCAAGTTGCGGAATGAGCTCCTTACGTAAAACAGCGTTTGCAGTACGAGCATTCTTACGTTCTTCCTTGTTAGCGTTCTTAGCATTACGAATCTCCTTTAGCTTTTCAGCAAGCTTACGACGTTCTTCTACTAGTTCCTTTTCAGTTTTCTGTGACATAGTTGTTATGTGTGTTTAATTAATATTTAAAACCTCTATCTACGTGTGGTCACGTAGGATGTAAAGCTATTTTTGTACATAACCTAAACTTTTTAACATTTTGTAGCTTTGGTCAATATACCATTGATGGTCTATATCGTCAGGTAGCTCTTTAGGTAATTCCATTATAGGTACACCATTGTCTGATTTTGCTACCTTATTATGGTTACCCGCTTTGTTTAGCTTATTATAATAGATAGCGTCTAACTCATATTTACCATAATACCACCTTATCGCTTTACCAATTAACTCACCGTCTTTCAATGCTCCGCCATTTACAGTTCTCACCACTAGAAACTTAGTGATATCAGTACAACCGTTAACAGTTTCTTCTATAGTTATATCTTTACTAAGGAAATCGTTTACTGCTGTAGTACAGATAGGGCGATCAGGATTTTTAAACAACCCACCACCAGCGAACTCACCTTTACCCTTAGCTTTACCATCTGTCTTAATAGCTATGTAGTTATTAATGTCACGGCTATTGAGAGACTTATAATCTGTAGACTCTAGAACATATTCAGTATCCGCTTGCCACTGGTCAATGATATCATCCAAATCAAATTCATTATCAATGTGTGTCTTAATAACGATTCCATCTGTATTAGCTGATACTACATCTATTCCTTCCAGCTCTAATCGTTCTATAAGCATAAGTAAGCTGAGCTGACCAGTTACCGTGACTTGCATCATAAGATTAGGAGAATACAAACATGACCACTTACTAGCAAACTTACCGAAGCTTCCATTAATGGTGATCTTAAGGCTATCGGCAGTTGACTTGTCTCCATTATGTTTAGCCTTAAGCCTGCGATCCACAATCTGTTTGTAGGTCTTAAGAAAGTTAGATCCTAAGTGTTTAGGGAATAGACGATTGTTAAGTATAATAGATGGATAATAGCTGGCGACATCGTAATCGCGTAATATAATTTTATCCGATGATTCATGACGGGTTGACTTTTCTATACTATGTAAACCACCTACCCCGATCTTATAAATAGTTTTTCCTATTTGAATTTTCTTATTCTTAAGTGCATCAGGTAAACTTATATGTCCGTTAGACTGAACTATAAATTTATGATCCTTATAGAGCTGGAAAACCTCATTCATAATATCAGTGTTGAAAACTAAATTACTAGGGGGAATATACGTGTATTCTGTTCCAGCTTTAATCTTAGGACGTTTAGCTTCTATACCATGTTTTCTGAGTTCATGTTTAATAACTGCTTCTGCTATTTGTGCATCTGACTTTGAGCGAACATCAGTTTCATATTCTTTGCTCATAGCACTACGTAAGTCTATAGCCTTTTCTAAGATTCTTCCAATAATATTTGTAGTAAGCTCTAAATACATTGCTACAATAAGTCCGCATAGGTTCCAACTGACTTTCCATAATAGTAGCATGAGGATCTATCGGTAAGTCCTGCATCTTAGGGCAATTAAGGCGACCCCCATATATCTTCAAACTAGCTTTAAGCGGAGCTACATTAATAAGGTCAATATGATCCGCCAATATACTTTTGAATCCAAACTGTTTGCGGGTTTCCCAAGGTTGATGGTTACCTTCTATTATAAACTTACTTACTTCATATAACCCTTTGTTAGACATTCCATTTATTAGCAGCTTCGATAACAGGGAAGTCATAGCTATAACCATTGAATGATATAACGGTGTACTTCTTAATCAGCTTTATTATGCTAACGATATTAAGAGCAGAGTCTTTAAACTTCTCATGATATATAATTTGACCTGTGTCAACCTTACGAAACATTATAAGGAAGTAATTCCTATAACACTCTACGTCGAATACTACTAATTTGGATCTATCCATCTGAATCTATACCGTAACAATAATAATCTAAAAACTTTATATTTACAATAACATGATCATATTCAGCATTAGTTGGCATTAGGAAATAATGTGTAAAATTATCACCAGTATCAAATAAGTTAACCTTATCTAAATCTTCCAACCATTCAGCTTGTATCATTTCTTTAGGTACTAGAAAATCATTCCAACCTCCATCAGAATGGCTACCTATAATATGATCTTTAGTATATATTATGGGATCTTCCTTAGGTGTATCTTCATCGTATTCAGTTCCCCAATACCATCCCCAAAAGAAATGAGAGCAAGCCTTATAGATTGAATCATCCATTATTTAGATAGGTGGTGCTTAACCTCAAAGTCAGTGGCTACGTTATTTATATGTTCACCGTTAACAGGCTTACAGGAATCAATAATAACTACAGCGTTACGACCTGTACATTCGTGATCGTCTATTTCACGTACCAACACCTCCTGACCTTTATTAAGTGGTTCAGTTAACTTAACACTAGATTCAGTTTTAATTCCATCAATAACTTCTTGGAATTGTGCTTTACGTGTATATACTGATTTCATACGTTTACTTCGATTAAATGTGCTTTAACTCTTTTAGCATTAGGTAACATAGCTTTACAAGCTTTAACAGCTACCTTAGCTGTTGTGCAAGTAATAGGGATGAATCCATGTACATCTTGGTAATCATTATCTACTACTTGTGTAACTACATAAGTAACTTTGTATATGTTCATCTCAATCCCTTGCTAGGTGTTGTTGATTGTTGGTTATTGTATTGACCCTTAGAACCATAGTCCATACCACTAGGAACACTATTACATCTCCAGAACACTATCTGACCGATCTTCATACCGGGAGTTATTCTAAGATTATTAAATCGTGTAACATTATGTAATTCTAATGTTAGCTTACTGTTAATCCAACCTGGATCACACCATCCAGCTAGCATATGATTCAGACCGTTTCTAGCTAAGGTGGACTTAAGTTTATATTCAGCAGCTATATCATTAGGTAGATTGAATATTTCTACTGAAGATGCTAATAAGAATTCTCCGGGTTTCATATTATACCCATTGAAATCCATAGTCAATTTACCTGTGTGAATTGACTGCTTATGTTTTAAGTCTATAGGTTGTACACCTGTGTCATAAGACTCAACATAAATAATATCATCAAGAGTTATATCTATACTAGCACCGTTGATATTATCTATAGTGGTATCAATAACACCGTTACGAACAAGATCAACAAGCTCGTCATAGGAGAGTAGACTACTATGATGCATTTTCAATCTCCCTATTTTATCCATCTCTAATGCTATATCGTTAACAGCTTGATCATAATCACCTCCATATATAAGCATAAGCCAAGATTGCTGAAGGGGATCTAGTTGCATATAGAATTCATTCCAGTGTTCAAAGAACTTTTCACCACGACTACAGTATATTCTATTTTCAGTAGCTTTTACTAAATAGTGAATAGCCTTTTCCAAATCAATACTACCATTCTTATTAAGGTAGCGAGCTAGGTACTTAGTAGCACAAGCTAAGATATAATGTAGTTGGGTATCAATTACAAAATCCCAGTGTTGATAATCTATTTGATAATGATTACCATCAACCTGTATATCGTTTGCTTTAGACATAGTTACTTATCTCCAATTTAATCCCAGTTAGTTCTTTATAATTTTTCTGGTGAATCTTAATAAATATATCTATAATAGATTTTATACCATACAATCTATCAATATAAGGTTCTAAATAAGCTATTACATTTTTCAAACAAGATAACAACATTCGATTCCCCATCTGCAACTCATCAAGGCAATGTAACCCTAGCTCAATAGTATCGCTAGCTTTTACTATATCAATTTCAACTGCTGACAATGGTGGATTAGGAATATTGTTATCAGATTCCCAGTCTTGCTCCATACGTGTTAACTCTGTTTTAAGTTTATCACTGTAACGCTTTGTAGGAGCTGGGATATCGCCTGTATGCTGTTCATGTATGTCGTGTACTAACAAAGCTAATACAACATTTTCAGTCCTATAATTGTTCTTTTTACAGAGCTCATATCCTATCATAGCTGCGTTTGCACTATGATGGCCGTTACTATATGGGATTGAATGTGGGATTGTGTGTAGGCGTTCAATCCTAAACCCATCACGATATATACCTATATTCTTAATCATCTTAAGCTATTCCTTTATTATAACGTTTTAGCAACCAGTCGGAGCAAGCCTGCTTCCAGTTTTCACTTTCAATATTCTCAAGTAAATCCACTGCTGATACAGGGTGCTTACTCTTATGTTCTTTCCATACCTCTAGCATAGGGATAACTAACTTATTGAAATAGTCAGTCCCATATAATGAATTAAGTGCTCCATCAATACCTGCATTATCATAACGATAAAAGAAGTGTAACATATCTGTATCAAACCCGTTAATAATATCATCACCAGTAATTGACATATTAGTGTTGTGATTATATATAGGGATGTTGCTGATTATTTCATCCAAGTTGTCAACCAACTCTTCATACTTTTCACCTCCTCTACCCCCAGTATAAACATGATAGCTATTACTAACATGATAGTACGTACCAACTTTGACAAAAAGATGAGCAGCAACATATTCGTGAAGTGTTGAAAATTGAACTACATTAGCACCATAAGCTCCCCAGATAATATCATTCGAGCGATTGTAAACAGTCATATCCAAACGGTTATTACGCAACCTGAACACGACTTGCATGTTACATGCCTTGTCCTTAGTATTGTAATTCCATAGATCCTTCTTATCCCAGATTTGTAGTATTGCTTGACGACTATCAGGCTTGTCCTTTTAAGGTACGTACTACTTCAGCTATTTGGTCTGTCTTACTTGCGAACTTACTACTACCTCGCATACGAGCACCGTAAGGAGCATTAAACGTTTTACCATTATCACTGAAATCTACCATGCGTTTATTGAATTCACATAGGAATTTAGTATCACTACGACCAGCTAAAATCCATAATGCTTCCATAACATGGAAGAAAGGATTACAATCTACTAACCTTTGACAATAACACTTTATCGCTTGGGTTATTATAAACCGTAGTTACAGGGTAAGGAACTTCGATTGTATCACCTGCTCGGCTTGTGGTTTTAACGCCTTCANCGACTATAAGGTTGTAGACCTTTATATAAAGACTTCGTTAACGCTATGAGCTTCTATTACTTTCATACTTATATTTTCGTTTTGTATCTACCAGTTTTATTAGTAACTCTCATGAACTTATCATATTCACAAAAGCAATTTTGGAAATTCTGCATATCTAACTTTTTTATTATAGAATCTGGAAGGTGGTGTTTTACTTGGGCGTATGCTGTTTGTATTAGTTCTTCATAGCTGGCGTTAGTTACCTTAGTATCCCAGAACCAACCAAGTCCACGCAAGCTACCGGGACCGGGAGCACTAAAGCTGAACCAATCGTCAGCCCAATATAAAGGGTGTTCATCATAACGCTTTAAATCAGCCACCACCTGAGCAGCTAGAAAGCTTGCTANCCCATTAACCTGCATGAGCCTACTATGGGCTAGCTTTAACGTGGTAACACCATCTAAGAGATCTGGTAAGCTGTGAGCGTGAATAAACATGTCNAAGCAATAGTCCAGTTTTTGACATCTTTTTTACCTGCTGTAGAAATTATATAAGCACCATTCCAAATCTTAGCTTTTTTAGCTTCCCATCTCTTAAGAAGTGCATGAGCTTCTTGTAACCATGATCCTAAATTCTTATCCCATGGTTCGCCTATAGCCTGTAGGGTGTTAGGTTGATTAAATACGCGAGCTATTATCATATGAATATGAAACTCATTAACGTTTTCAGGTGTACAATCCCAGTTATTACGAATCCAACGTGTAACCTTGTCGTCCTCACGGTCTATATTACAGAAGTAAGTTTCCTGCATTACAGGGTTATCTGACCAAGGATGAGGATCCCCTTTCCCTTTTTTAAAGCGGATACTTTCACGCTCCTTAATCCAATATATAAACTGTTTTTGATTTGGTGTCATAGTATTTAGTTTAAACACATTGAGTATAATACAGACCTAAACAGAACATAATCCACATAGTAACTATTACTATTATATTTAATCTTATAAATATTTTTTGTTCCCTATGCATGATATTTAGTTTTAAAGTGAAGGCTCCTAGAGCGGAAATATTATAAGTGGTACGTTAACCCCACATTACCATCGTCTGACTAGCTTCCTAACGTTTTTAGAAGATTATAATATTTCTCTACCAAGCTTGATTTCTATAGATTTTATTCGCTCTAGGAGACAAAGTGGTGGTCCCTGTCGGGTTTGAACCGACGACCTACCGATTATGAGTCGGCTGCTCTACCTACTGAGCTAAGGGACCTATTTGGATTAGATGCGATCGAAGCCCATCTTTATAAGAACGTCTGAGATTCTAAGACCATTATTGACCATAGTAATAATCATATTAGCAATGTTTTCAGCAGTGATAAAATCTGTAAATGTGTGGCTAAAAGTTAGTTCATTAAGGAGGGTTACTTCTACGTAATTGTTATCAACTACTAAGGTGAAAGTGTTAGCTTCGTGGATTTTAGGATCGTTACTGGATACACCAGCGAAGCAATCGAAATCAGACTTTTGGAACTTACGTAGATTATTTTGGAATTTCATAATATGTGGATAGTTAAGTGTTACTGAGTATGAAATTGATTCTGTTCAACTTTCAGGATAACGCAAGCACATTTTAAGAAAACTTACGCTTTTTGTGAATTAACCCCTAGGTTTCCCTTTGTAATTGAATTCACCCTTTA